GTGCTCGACAGGCTCTTGAAAGAGTACGCGCAGGCCACCAAAGAACCAACATGTTGTTTTGAGGTGGACCAAACTGGCATGGAAATCCATGAACGCTACAACAAGCACACCGGAGGTTTGTTGCACGGGCCGTACAAAATTCTCCAGAAGATACATGAATTCCTCATGAGGAGGCATGAGTCACGACTGTCGCATCTACACCATGCAAAGATTTATTTCGATGCGCAACAAGGAATGCGTTACAAATTCGTGCTCGGAGGGAAAAATGGCTACAACCTCACCGCAAAATTCCCAGATTTGCCAATGGATAGCGGGTGGTTCCTCACTAGCGTGATAAACGCAATAAACGAATTTGCGGCCTCCTTCTGTTGTTTCTGTTCAAACCCAGATGAACTATTCACCAAGTGCAAAAATCCACAAGGGTTCTTCGAGCTTCACATAATGAAGGGGGATCATCACTGGACGTTCACTTCAGTGCCTCTGAAGCAGGCCGACGGCACCTACAAGTGCATCAAGATCATCTGGAAGATGAAAGTGGAGGGTGACGACGGGGCCGGTTTGACAGCTCGTATTCTTGCGGAGTTCGAGAACTACAAGATCATCGAAGCAAACTACGCCGAGTTGGGTTTGGACAGCAAGTTGAAGCTGATCGTGAACGGGAGACTTGAATTTATAGGCGCCCACATGCTTGTGAAGGACGGGAAAACGGATGTGCAATTCCCGTGGAGCCCAGCAATATCAAGATCCATGCTGAAGTTGGGGACCTTGGCGAGCAACGAGATCACGGAACAAGCCATGATCGCCAGGTCCCTCTCCCTAGCGTACATGTTTGCTGGGAGAGTCAATGCGCTCTGTATGGTGTTCCTTTACCAAGCAGAGCAGCGGATTGAGGCCTTGAAGAAGCGAGGGATCAAGGACCTCACATTGAAGGTGCAAGCTTATTCGACCGAACAATTCACCTTCGACGTCGAGACCGGCACTGTGATGAGCTTGACAGACATGCTTAACCGAACAATCGTCAAGTGCCAGGTCGCATGCCCGAAGACGGAAGTGCAATGCCGCATGCTGACAATTTCCTACGAATGCGATTTCAATCCATTCAAGGCCAAGGATTTGGCGGACCTACAATATGTGGCCAACAACTACGTCGCGCTCAAGGACGAAGATGAGGAGGCATGGATGATGCTTCCTCATCAGATGAAGTGAGCGAGCCCACTGCTGGAGAACACCTTAATTCGGGAGGGAGGAGTTCAGGCCCGACATCAGTCGGGGGTGTTCAGCGGGGCCAACTGATGAGATCCACCGCAGGATAAATAAGGATCGAAATGCTACGGCATATGGGCGGGGGTTCTCATAGGACCACATGATTGGAGGGAGTCACTTCGGGCAACTTTTGCACGTCACAGCACCGTTGTATAGCTGCGTTGCAAGCTTGTTGCAACATGTCATTCACAGCAAAGCAGATTGCTGCATTGTCACGGGTATCAGGCGCTGCACGAAGGAAGATGGAAGAAAATTTCGTGAAACAGTCCAAGCAAGGCTGGCAAAACAAGAAGGCAGCGGCTCAGTCTTGTGGCAGGGGCCAGAGCTCAGGCAGGCAGGGAAACCAACAACAGAAGCCCAGGCAGCCACAGAAGCCAGCACCACTACGCAAAGCGCGCCAAGGACCCAAGCACCACTTTGCAGCAATGAACAAGTACAACATCCCCAGTCCGTACCATGAGGGAAAAGCTCTACCTTACCACGGTGCCGCACCCAAGGACATCGCACTGGCGTCTGGACAACGCATCATCGGGTTCTTCAGCAATGTTGGAGAACTGGCGACCATCGGTGTCTCATGTCAGATGTCAGCATCGACCGTGCAGACGCTGAAGGGGTACACAGTGCCGACACTTGCAGTGTCAGCTGCCAACGGGGGTTGTTCGTCGGCTCGGTCGATGAAAGCCAGTGTCTCGTTGGTATGCAACACCCCGGTCATCAAGCGAGGCGGTCGAGTTTACATACTTAACTGCGACCAACGCATCCACCTTCCCAACACGCCCACTCTTATGACCTACGCCGATTGGACAACGACCATCAACACGGTGAAGAGTCACCCGGACGTCCAGCGGTATGATCTGAGTGAGTTTGGAACGGAGAGAGAGTGCGTTTGCCACGTTGTGAATCAGCCGGATTACTACACTTACGACGAGTGGCACGGTGAGGCCGACCCGGCATTGACCCAACGTTTTCTTGACCACTTGAGCAGTTTTCCTACTGCCGCCGACACCGAACGCAGGCGGCCAATGTCCACTGTGATCATTGTCATCGAAGGTTCTGCGGACGAACAGACCATTACACTTACGCCGAGAGCTTCATGGTACACCAGGCACCCACTTGACACTTTGCCTGGTCAAGCGATGCTCACTGTGCCGACGACCACGCTGGCTGAGACGAATCAGATGAACGCCAATGCGATGAGCCATGCGAATCAGTTGTTGTCGATTGCTACTTCAGCACAGGAGACAGTTAGGACTGTCGGGGAGCTAGCCAGCATGGCTGGCCTTTTGTGATTGGCATGTTTGCATGCTTGCACGGTGCGAATTTGCTCCGAATTCGGAAAAACAAACTTTTGTACAGCAACTGCTTGAGTTTGCATACTACAATGGCTTTATTGCTGATAGGTGGGTGGGCACTTATACCTCATAAGGGTATAAGACGGAAGCCAACAGCGGTGTGTCTTTAGGGCTGCTTCAATCCGGGCCCCGCTACCCTCGCGCATGCGTGAGGATGCCGGCAACCTGGATTGGTGTGGTTTTATACACTTGTGCCATCCACGTGAGCTCTACTTGCAACTGGCCACTGTCGTATGCCACCAGCGGTTATCCCAAACTGGGTGCTGCACGCTTACCACGTTTTGTCCCAAAACAAAAATAGACATACGTGCACGTTCTGTCCCAAAAGAAAAATCGACGAACGTTATTTTCCGAAACGGCGCTTGCGCCGAAATCAAGGGCCCTAAGTGCAGGTGATAACTGCCCCCTTTATCGCGGTGAAAGATCCCTGCTCACACGGGCAGGTTGGTGATGCCATGTACAGAC